AAGGATGGGGCCGAGAAACTTGGAACAGTGGTGCCTGGTCAGAGCAAGCACCTGTATCTGTTACAGGTAATGGCCTCACGTCATCTCTAGGTACTGAGACAGTTACCACTGACCAAAACATTTCAGTAACAGGTATTGGACTTACCTCTACGGCAGGAACTGCTGTTGCTACAGGTGTAGCTGAAGTAACCCCTACTGGAATTGCACTTACTGCATCTTTGGGTGAAGAATCACCTCAAACAGATCAAAACATTTCAGTAACAGGATTAGGAACTACTTTATCTTTAGGTAATGAATCAACTTCCGTAACAAAAACAACAGGTTGGAATCGTGATACAGATATTAATACTGGTGGATCTATTGGTTGGGGTGATCAACAATGGGGTGCTGTTGGTATTTCACAAGCTTTAACAGGTCAAGCTTTAACAGCTTCATTAGGTGAAGAGTCAACTGCAACAGACCAAAACATTTCAGTAACAGGAGTAGGCACAACATCTTCTATAGGAACATTTTCTATTTCAGGCGACGGACAAATAACAGTCGTAGCTGGTGCAGAAACAGCCATGCAATCAGCTTTAGGCACACCAGAGGCTGATCCAGAATTTGTTGTATTCCCTAGTGGTAATGCTTTAACTTCAGCCGTAGGCACTGTTGGAACATCAGTATTTGTTACAGGTGTAGGCTTAACCTCTAGCCTTGGCGAAGAGACTCAAGAAACAAGTTATGAAGCACCGAGTGTTTCTGCTACTTCTAGTGTTGGAACACTTAATATTCGTACAGATGTAAGCTTTACAATAACAGGAGTTTCTGGTACAAGTGCAACTGGTACTTTACAAGGGACCTTCTGGTCACAAGTAGATGACTCAAACAGCGGAATAACCTGGACGGAAGTTCATAAAGCTGCATAAAAGTTTTGACAAACTTTAAATTAATCATTAAATTTTAAATTAGGAGATTAAATGGCATCAACATTTTCGACAGGTTTAAGAATAGAACTACAAACCACAGGAGAAAATTCTGGAACTTGGGGTACTATTACAAACAATAACTTTTCTCAAGTATTTGAATTTGCTATTGCTGGTGTTTATGCAAAAACTCTCTCTGGAACAGGGCCAACAACTTTAACGAATGCAGATGGTCCACAATCTCAAGCTAACAACGAAGCAAGACAAAACCAAATAATTTTTTCTGGAACTATTTCTACAACTCACATAGTTCAGTTTCCAACTACACAAAAAACTTACGGACTTTATAACAATATTTCTGGTGGTGCTGATGTCACTGCAAGATTAGGTGCTACAGGTAACACATTAACAATTACAAATGGTAAATATAGATTAGTTTCTACTGACGGAACTAATTGGTATGATATTTTTACACTTGCTGGTTTAGGCGAGTCTTGGATCGAAAAAAGTGGAAACTATACAGCTTCGGATGGTGACAACATCTTTGTTGATACATCTGGAACTGCTGTAACAATTACCTTACCTTCCTCTCCTTCAATTGGAAATCAAGTAAAAATAATTGACTCACATGGTACATCAGGCACTAACAATATCACTGTAGCAAGAAATGGTTCTAAAATACAGGGAGCAACATCAGACTTAACAATTTCAACTAACCGTGCTGCTATAGCGTTGGTGTTTTATGACAGTGACAACGGTTGGTTATTAAAGTATAACGATTAATTATGGCTAACTTACAAGATATAGTAAATAGAAGTGAAGTAGGGGCTATCAAGCCTTGGACAAAAACAACAGCTCCTGATGGTTATCTTTTATGTGATGGTGCGGCCGTATCAAGAACTACATACGCAGATTTATTTGCAGTTGTTGGAACTACTTATGGCACAGGTGATGACTCAACTACTTTCAATGTTCCAAACCTACAAGGTAAAATGCCACAAGGTTTTGATGGTAATACTTACAACTTAGCGGGTACAGGTGGTGCTAACACAGTTACTGTTGCTGTAACTAATAATCAAGCTGCAACAAACGCTACAAACCAATCTGTGACTATTACTGGTAGTATTGATAATACGTCTTTGACTACTGCTCAACTGGCAAGTCACACGCACACTGCTACAGATAGTTATCAAAGAGGCAGTTCAGGGAACCAAGCGGGCGCGATTGCAAGATCGAGTGTTAATCGTGATGGTCAAAATATTGTAGGAAACGCTGGTTCAGGAACTGGACATAATCACTCTCACACTTTATCAGGAACTTTAACTGGTAATATTACAACAAGTTTAACTGGATCCGTTACGGCTGCAGGAACAAATTCATTCTCACCTTTTGTGGTCGTAAACTATATTATAAAACATTAGGAGATATCAATGGCAACACAAATAGTAATTTCAAACGGAGAAAGCATTCTTCTAGATAATTCATTTCATATTGAATGGGCTGATAAAGGTAAAAACTGGGTAGATGCTTGGTGTCCAAATAATATTCACGTAGTTATTTGGAATAACTTACCAGGACAAAATGAAATACAAACAAAAGATCCTTCTACTGGCATGATGACTGGTAATACTAATTTAAGTGCTACAAGCGATGCAGTTGGATCTACAACTATTGCCAATTTACTTACATGGGCAGAAACTAGAAAACTTCAAATAGAAGAGGCCATATTAGATTATAGGGCAGCCGTAGCTGATGATGAAGCTAACGGCACAACTAATACTGAGGATAAAACTTGGAAAGATTACGATCCAAATTATTCGTAATTATTTAAAACTTTTTTTCTTCCAAAACATTTTTTTGTATCTATCAATCCACTGACTATCTAATAGATTTATTGTTTTTGCGTGAAGTTTTTCCATATAGAAACCAGACCATTTTTTCCATGATTCTCTTTTAAAAGGGATTACCTGAACCATAGGTTCACCTTTATTTATTATAAACTGTTCATTTCTTTTGTGTAAAATAAAAGGAAAGTTAATTGTATTTATATATGTGTCAGTATCCACTATCCCTGCTATTATTTCAAATCTAGGTTCTAATCTATTCATAGGTTTAATAAATAAACAGCTATACCCTGGAGGTGTTCTAATTAACCATTTATTATGAAATTTACCTGCATTTTCACCTGTTACTTTTTTCCAAGAAGAAGGTAATTGTGTTTGATTATGAAAACCAAAATCCTGTTCGTTTCTATTTGCTGGAGTTACAGAAAAATCATCCTCAACAGAGTCTACTACATAATCTTGATCAAACGGTATAATATAACCAGCGGTCATTGAATCTAAAAAAGGCATACATGTTTTTAATGTTGGAGAATGAATATTACCTTCAAGATGTCTTTCTAATTTTTTATATTCATCAGGAATAAATCTTGACGCTGGTTGAGGATGTGGCCATATATCAATCATGTCTTTATTGGTTGCGCAAAATGTAATTTTTTTATTTAACATGTTCTATAAAATTAAAAGACATTGATCTTCTAATTTCTCCTTTTATTTTAGTTTTAAACGGCATAACGCAGTGTTGATGTCTAGCTTCAAAAATATAAAAATGACCTACTTCAGGTTCCATCCATGTGGTGTGTACACCATCAACGTCTGTAAAACCTAACTGACCATCTTTAAATTTATGTGGATCTTTAACATCATTAATAAATTCTGGAATTTTTAAAAACATTACGCTAGACCAACCAGTGTTGTCATGATGAGTGTGAGGAGGATTGTACTCTCCTTCTTTCATATCATTTATCCAACAACTTAAAATTTCTAATTGTTTAGTTCCTTTATATAAATTTATTTTTTCTAGTGTTTCAATGTAATCATTCATACAATCGACTATGTTTTTAGATATTTTGGTTTCACCAATGTGATGTGTAAACTCAAGTTCAGAATCTAATCTTCCTGCAAGTCTTGGACCAAAAGAACCAAGATTTTTTTTATGCTCTTCATATTTATGATTTAAATCGTCAATAGCCTCTAAAGGCATATCATATCTTTTAACTATTCTTCCAAAGACATTTGTTTGTGCTTTCATTCTTTTTTATGTCTCATGTTATACCATAAACTCGATGTCAAGAAAACATTTAATAATAATTCTGTTGCAGACACAAAAAATATGTTTACATTAGGTTCTCACCAAAATTAACAATCACAGGAGATATTATGACTGAACAAGACTATTTAAAAGCTATTGCTGTCCTTGCTGATAAGGTGAGCAGATACCACGAAAGGCTATTAGCCGTTGAAAGAGACTTTGAAAGACACATGAAAGATGCGTCAAATCATTGTCCTGACGACTGTGACTGTAAAAATTCTAATTAATAAACATAATTGCTATTTTTATCTGTAAAAAATATTGACGTTATAGTGGTTTCATCTTCGTAATTTTTTCCAAAAAAATCTAAATTAAAATAATGAGATCTTAAAAACCAAAACGCGTCTAAATTCCAATTGCCATTGTCTAAAACAATTATACAATCATTTTTTTTATTGAGATGAATAAATATAGCTATATCAAGTCTACTTATGTAATTAGGATTATTGTCTATGATGACAAAATCAGGTTTCTTCTGTAATTCTTTTTTTAATATTTCTATTATATTACTTTTTTTAAAAAGTTTTATGTCAACGTTATTAGGTTTATTTTGTATTATTTTTTTGTACCAAGGCTTATGACTTTCTAGTGAAGATAAATATTTAAAGCGTTTTGATAAAAATAATATTGAATCACCTGAACCTATTTCTAAACATGTTTTATGCTTTGTGTCTAATTTTTTAAAATAATTTAAAAATGTTTTTGTAAGTTTTGGCTCCTGCACCTAGTAATGTTATTCTTTTGGAGTTTGACCTAACATATCTTTTAACGACGGAGCAAATACTTTAACATCTCTTCTAATTTTTTCAGCAGTTGTTGAAGTGTTTGGATCATCTATGTCTGCTTGCATAGCCTCTTCAGATTCATATTCTTGACCAGTGTCTATATTAGTTAATGTAGTTTCAGTTTTAACTTTATATCTAGGAATTGTTCTCCCATCTTCTAAAGTTATTGTTCCTATTTGTTCTGCAGGTTCAATTATCGGCATTTTCTCTCCAATTAATGTTAAAACTTAAAATAACTCTATCCTCATTAGAATTATTTATTTTTACTTCATGTTGTAACCATGATGGAAAAAAAATCAATGAATTTTCTTTTGGTTCAAAATCTACGCTATGTGCGATATGCACAGAGGCGTTTTTCTTTTTTGGAGGTGATAATACCTCAGCTTGTGGTTTAGGCTCTAGAAACACCAAATTACCGCTTTTTTCAGGCACTTTTAGATAGTACACTCCAGACAAATAATTGTAAGGATGTGTGTGCACATTATTTCTTGATCCTGGCGGATTTATCATACCCCACAAACCTGTCATTTCTGGAACGTATTTATCTTGCACATCTAAGTGGTTAAAGCACTCTTTTGCTTTTAATAATATATCACCTACCGTGCTTTTAAATTCTTCATCTTTATAAAGCTCGTCGTCACTGTGCCAGCCTCCAACATTAGATCTTGGCATACCTTTTTTATCCTGCGCTTTTATTTCATAAAGTCGATCTATTAAGTGACCGTGGCCCGTGACCTCTGTCATCATAACAGGTGTAATAAACAGTGATTGTAAATTCATAATATTCCTTTCTAAAGTTGACCTTTTGTAACCTCCATAAAGCTTACAATTATATGCACTTGGTTAGCAGCGTTAGCCTGTGCTTTTAGTACGTCAGACTCTTGCAAAACAAGAGGCTGAGATAGTAACTCTGTTGTAGTGTTAGTAGCTACACTTTTAGCTTTAAATAATTCAAATGTTGCAGATGATCTAACGACTTCTAAATCTACCAATGTCGTGCTTCCAGAATCATTACAAATTAAAATAGATTTTACAACATCAGTTGTTGGTGGCACAGGTGGTGTAGCACCTGGATTAGCCGTAGGCACTGTTAATATGGTTGTAAGATCTGTTGATGTAATATCAACCATTGCGCTTTTAAATGTATTAGCCAAGGAAAAAAGTCTCCGATTCTGTCTCCTCTTTCAAGTCTTGTTGAAAGTTTGTATTAAGTAAAAAAATAATCTGATCCAACAATCTAACCATTTGATCAAACTGACTAGCATCATATTCTTCTGTAGCGTTTGGTAGTCTAGTAATATTTATTTTAGCCATAAAAACTCCTAAAAGGAAATGTGCCAATTGGTTCTTGAAAAAAATTATTTAAATTTCTTGTTGGCATGGTGTTCATATTTAGTCCTTGTCCTCTATTTTGTAATAAACTTGCAATGCCCTCTTCTATCTTATTTAACCGAGTATTCAAAGGTCCAAACATATCATCAAAATTTATCATTTGTTGACCTATTCTGTCAAAAGGTTGTGTATCTTGTTTAACAGTTTTTAAAGGCTCAACATTATCTAAAGGTCCTTGATCTAAAGATGGTAAACCAGGAGAACGAATGGCTTTTGGTATATCTGGTAAACCTGACATAGGTGTTTGTTCAGATACGGGTACACTAGGAGGTGTTACGTTTAACATACTTAAAGGCACGTTAGAACCAGATAAATTCATACCATCTTCTTGAGTGACAATTCTTTCTGTAAGAGGGTTGGGAAATTGACTTTCATAGTCTTGCATTGTTTTAGTTGGATATCCTTTAGTGTCCATGACATCTCTAAAAAATGCTAAAAAGGCAGGTGTTTTTTGATCTCTTTGAGTCATTCGCATTTGCATTTGTTCTACTAAAGCATCGCCTTGTAATTGATCTTCTTGAGGCCTAAATAGTGGATTGATCATCTTCTACCGTCTGGTCTTATTTCTAATTTTTGTGATCCAAGTCGCCAAGGAGTATCATCTACTGTGTTAGTTGTATATCGTATTTTTACTGCCCTACCTCTACCTCTTACACTTATTTTTTCAGTTGTGCTGGTTATAGATCCACTTGTTTGGACATTAGCTGCAGATTGTGGATACTGCTCTAATGTTAATTGAGCTGTCATCGTATTAGCTAAGTTGTCAAAGTCAGGCACTAATTTATTAACAGACATTAGCTGATCACCGTCTGCTATTTCTACAGATCCTGTTTCTAAAAAAGCTGTAATAGCAGTGCCATCTGCTTGATTATTGCCAGACTCATGCTCGTATATGGATGACGCACCAGCAGTTAAACCTAGTATGCTTGTAGCGTTTGCAGTTGCAGATGAACTATATTCTGTGGCTATAGGTTTTTCATACACATAAGCACCAAGCCATGTCGTTCTTGCAAGATTTATTGTGTACCAAGTTCCCTCTAGATAATTATAAGCAACAGCTCTATCTATTTGTGTAGCATTGGCTGAAGGATAATACCAAATTATTTCGTTAAAAGCTGTGTTTAAACCCACAGCTATATCATTTTTATTAGTGTAGCTTAAATCATCGAATACATAGTCTTGAACAGAGCAAGGCATTTTTTTGACAACACCATCAAAAAGGTAAAATGCGTTGTCTGACATCCAGTAAGCAACTCCGTTTACTTCTATAGCTGCATGCTGAGCTATCAAACCAGCGTTTGCACCAAGTTGTCTAAGACCAAATGTAAAAGGTGTGCCGACAAATTGTATACCGTGTAGTGAAGTATCGGTCCAAACTAGTATCTGACCTGTTGATTTTACGGCGCCAACAATTCTTGAACCATCTGTTATTCTTAACGAACCTGCTTCATTTGTAGCAACAGGTGTGTAGTCTGTTGCGTCTTCTCTATCTGAGAATCTAAATAATAGATCGTCTTGTGTGGCTGTATTACCAATAGTAGTCTCTGTTCCAAAAATTAATAAATGTCTAGTATCTGTAGAAACAATGCTAAATCTCGATGCGGTTGGAGCATTTGATAAAGCCGTTGCTCTTGTAGCTAAACCTCCTGACGTGTCCCAAATAAACGTGCCGCCATCTAATACTGTTGCAATTAAGTCTTCACCAAAATTATCTAGTGACCAATTTCTACCAGCTACAACAACATTTGAAGAAGATCTTGGTTCATCCCAAGTGCTTGCGCCCCATGTTTCAGTTCCCCAACCATAACCATAAGTTGAAGACGTTGGCCCAGGATTTATTTGATATGTAGCAGTTACTGAACCTCCACCAGCAGCCGTAGTGCCCGAGGCGTTAGTGCCTGCATTTATTGTAAAAGTGTTGCTTGTAGGCACTGTAAGTATTTCAAACTCAGCATTAAAATCTATACCATCAACCACGTTTGTGGCAGATCCGTTGTCAAATGTTACAAAAGCACCGACTTCAGCGTTGTGGCCAGCGTCTGTTACAGTCACAGTTGAAGAACCAGATGATGTTGCAAATGGATTAGTTAAAGCTTGTGTTTCTCTAAGTGGTGTTATGTCATAAACTTTACCTTCAGAAAAAATATAGAGTTTTCTGTCTGTTCCTAAAGCTAAATATCTCGTACCATCTAAACCAATCCATGAGTGTGTATCTCTAACAACGCCCACCACTGTTACATTAGGATTTGGAAGATTAACCCAGCCACCCCATCTTTCAGGTTTACCGTAGTGAAATCGAACAAAATCAGAATCAACATACTTACGCTCATCACCAGCAGAATATGCTGTATCTTGCTTATCAATGCCTGGTCTAAATTTAAGATCTACTAATTGCATGGCTAATTATTTTAACCTATTTTATTCAAAATTAAAGGGTATTATTAAAAGCACATTGAAATGCAATAGATACTCTCATAACAGGGCATATTCTGGACACAGTAACTCCTCTATGAGGAAGATATGAAGGAAAAACAGCAGCCCTGTTGGGAAGAGGAATAACTCCTGATGTTACTCTTGTTAAAGCTTCATCAAATATAATCATCTCTCCACCCCATTTTACATCCCATGTTGCATGTAAAAAGTGAACGACAGTTATGTCTTTTGAAAAAACAGCAGGATCATCTCGATGCCATGCTTGGTCATATAAAGGAGGACCACAATTTAAATGAACTCTTTTTAATGTGTTTTTAAAATTATCCTCTACTTTTATTTTATCATTAATTGCATTCCAAAGATTATAAATAATATTTGATTTATTAAACTCACCTTTTTTTATCGAGGAATTAACTTCAGATATATAATCACTTGCCCCGAAACCAGAATTAGTGTCTCCTTCAAAAGAAACATTATTAAATTGCCAAATTCCTTTAGTGCATTCTTTAGAAGCTAATGTGAAAATTTCTTCAGGCGCAGCATTATCAATTACTTTAAGAATAGTCATTTTAATTTAAACTGTGTTCCAACATTGCCTTTAAAAGCATAGTTTCCGTAATGTGTCAAACCGCTTAATACATCTGCATAAATTTTACCGCCCATATTTTGCCACAAACGACAGAAAGCATAGTCCTCTGATAAATATCTTTTTGTTTGTGGCTCTATCATAGTATCAAAAAAAGTATAATTCCAATCAGATGTTTTGTGATAATTAAATTCTTTATCATGAGATTGATTAATATGCTGGTCAGGCACAAATTTTAACTCTGGATAAACGCTAGCCATTCTTACAAATACATCTCTTTGTATTAACATAAAACCAGTAGGACCATCCATAACCTCAATAAAACCTTTTTGTGTAAGTATATTTTTAGGATCTTTTACATTTAAATTATATTGAAGAGATGCTGCTAATAACTCATCTTCTGACATTTCTGGGTTTTCTTTTAATCTTTTCTTAACTTTTATCCAATCGATTGTTTTTCTTGGATATATGCCCGTGACAACATCTTTATCATACTCAAGCATTCTTATTACTGCCTCTGGATTAAAAGCTAAATCAGAATCTATAAATAAAAGGTGAGTATAATCACCATCCATGAACAATTGCACCAAAGTATTTCTGGCTCTAGTAATTAATGATTCATTACCTATCGTGCCAAACTGTAATTCTATTTTTTGTGTGGATGCAAGAGCTACGAGTTGCATACAACTTTTAAAGTAGTCGGCCGTTATCATACCACCATAACAAGGTGTGCCTATAAATAATTTAATTTGCATATTTTCCGCCATAAAAACCTATTGAAGCAATTATACGAGGGGTAGATGATATTGATTTATGTCTAATTCCTTTTGGTATGTGAAGAAGATCTCCATATTCTAACAAATAATCTTTATTAGTATCTGTTATTCGATAAATAGTTTTACCGTGCATGCCAATTAAAAAAACATCTTCTGTATCTACATGTGATATTCCTGTATTTGTGACGAAAGAAAAAAATAAATCAACTCCATCCCTTGTTTCAGGAGTGTATTTAAAAATCTTATACAGAAAATCTAAAAAAACAAAAAAATCAGTATTTGTTTTATGAACATCTTTAACCTGCCAAGTAGCATTAAAATTCAGTATATTACTTTTGTTTAAGACAGTTAAAGAATAATCATCGATTAAACTAGCAAGAATATCAAAATTATAATTTCTTAAATTTTGAGTGAACTTTTTTACATAAGTAACTTTTTTGTTCTTAATTCTTTTTATATCTTTATTTTTTAACAGCATAATCCACTTTCAAATATTCTATCTCTCTTACCCAGCCTCTTGGAATAGCAATGGCACCCCCTCCGTGATTATCATCTTTGTCTATACACCAAGATCGCATAATTACAATCTTATCATCATTGTTTACAACCATGTATCCTACTTCTTGGCACACGGCCAAAGGCGCTTCCATTATTTCTTTTATAGAAAGCCAACCTGTTTCCATATCTCTTGCATCAAGCCAAGTAATCCTAACCATTGGAACTTTATTAATATTCACTTCTTTCATACGTATAAACAGGTTTAAAATTTATAGCCATTGTGACTCTTCTTTTTTCTGTTAAGTTTGGTGATACAGAGTGCGAAATGCTACCATCAAAAAATAAAACTGTGCCGTTTTTAGCCTTTACCTCAACGATATCGTTAAAATTAGTGTGCACATCAGTTTTTTTATGAAGAACTAAATTTTTATCCGCGTGAAAATAAAAATTAGCATCTGTGTTCTCAACATCAACAAACAAAACCGCAGATAAATTAGAACCATGATGATGAGGTAAGGCGTTTTGACCTTTTCCATACCAATTAATCCAACATTCTTGCGTTTCAAATTTTGGCGCATCATAATCTTCACTGGCAACAAATTGCTCTACATAATTAGAAACATCATCACAAATTCTTTGTAAAGCAAAATATTTTTGATGTGAGTTCCAAGCAGTTCTTTTAGCTTTTACATTACACTCATTCTCTGGTGACGTGTCAATTTTATGTATAGATTTATTTTCCTCTACCAAGACTATCTGTTCAATTTGTTTTTTGTAAGTTTCAAAATTTGGTAGGCTAAAACTAAAAACTTCATGTGTAAATATTGGAGTTTTTAAAATCTCTATCATTTTGCTTCATATTTAAAAGTTGCCACCATTCTTAACTCAACGCAAATTCTGCTGACTTCTCTAGCGGCATGAGGTATGTTACCATCAAATATTACAGCCCTACCTGGTTTAGGGATAACTGAATTAGTAATATCTCCTATATTATTTAGAAAAATTGTTTCACCTGCATATGATACGTCCCAAAGTTTATTAAGGTAAAACATAACTGTAAAACCTCCTTTATCATAGTCTGTATGTATTTGATGATGAGTTCCATATAAATATCCACTTGCATAGTAATTTTTTAGTTCATGTGTCTCTGCAAATGATGGTAAAGTTTCTTTAAATAGTTTATCTGATTTATCAAAAAGTTTTGAATGCACAGGATTATCTCTATTAAGAAGCATGTGAAATTTTCTCCAATCACTATTTTCTGATCCCCCCGTCCCCGTAAAGGTCCAACCCATATTGTCTCTAAACTCAGAATAAAAAAAATCTATGTCTTTTTCGTCGAAAACATTATCGGTAACTTTAATCATTTCTCCTTATCTTTATCTGTAGTAAAAGTTGCATCCTTTGGAACTAAACGTAAATTAAATGATACAGATCTCCTTTCTTCATTTGGTGTTCTAAAAGGGTACACCATGTGAGTCAACCATGACGGAAACATAAATATGTCACCAACCTCTGGTGGATGTTGAAGTTTATGTCCACTAAAAGTTTTAGGATCACCACACATAAAAAGTATATCACCAACACTGGGATAGTGATCTTCTGCTTTTCTTTCTTTGTCTATACTTTTTGGCATCTTTGTATAAAAAACTCCTGATAGATCACCGTCATGCATGTGTGCAGGATTAAAGTCTCCCGCCCATTGACTCACGGCCCACATAGATTCAATAACCATTTTATCTATTTTTTCTGGTGCTAATGTTTCACTAGCAGGTGGTATGGATAAATATTGTTTTACCATTTCACCAATTAAAAAAACTAATTGCTGTCCTTCTTTGTCAATCCACTCTGGTGGCATACGAACTTCTTGTTTAACATTACCAGCTAAATTAGGAGACCAATCCCACTGTTTAGCTAATTTAGGGTCGCCAAGTATCTCGTCACATTTTTTATTTACGATATTTAAAATAAAATCAGGCACTTTGCCCTTAACTACAGTGGGGCCAAAAGGTCTTATTGCGTCAAATTTGAGTTTTATTTCTTTCTGCATTCTGATCTCCTCCATTTATCTATTGTCATATACCAATAATTTGCCTATAAATATAGAATTAATTGGCTTATTATTTCAAGCGTAGCCTTCTTGCCATCAACAATCACATAAATTGCAATAGGAGATTATGTTAGGACTTAAAAGTATAGTAAATAGAGCTACAAAAGCCATAAGAGATATTGGTAGTTTTGCGACTAGCAACCCTTTAGCGACCGCGGCTCTCGGAACACCATTTTTATTTAGCAAGGGTTTTCCTTCATTAGGTGCCTCTCTTTTTGGTAACACGACAGCAGGAGGTTTACCTAGTCTTGCAAAATTATTGTTAGGTGGTGGAGCTGGTGTCTTAGGTTATCAGCAATTCATGAGAGATAAAGATACTCAGATGAAAATGTACAACGACATGATGAATAGGTTGTTGGCAACTGATAGAAAATTTGGATCAGAGTTTGGCGGTAGCCCCTTAAAAACAGAACAATTTGGTAATTTAATTGCTGACATAAGAACAGGTGAAACTTTTGATAAGTTTGATGAAAAAGGTAATCCAATAAGAACAGAAGCAGATGAGAGCGGTAAAGCTGTACCTGTAACTAGTAAAACAGGTGGTATAGCATCCTTAATGGCTGGTGGACCACCAGAGCAAGATATGGGCCAGTTTGGTTCATCTGACAGCCCTATGGGTGCATCTGCTAACAATCCATTTAATCCTATGAATACAGTATCTGGGATGATAGCAGAGACACCATTAAGACAAGTTATGCCACCAACAATGAACATGGGTGGACAAGCTACTGGTGTACCAGGTTTAACACCAGATATGTCAGGATCTGAAATGATGGACACTATTGAAGATAATCCAGGCATAACAGCATTTTTTCCTAGAAGACTAGGCATGATAGATGGTCCAGGTGGACCAAAAGATGACAAGATTCCTGCAATGTTAAGCGACGGCGAGTTTGTATTTACTGCCAAAGCAGTAGAAAACGCTGGTGGCCCACGTGCCATGTATAATATGATGAACAAATTAGATCCTGATTCATCAAAGGGTAGAGGAATTATTTAATGTCAGTGTTTCAAGGATCTGGAATGCCTCCTTTCTTGGAGGATTTTACAAGAAGACTTTTACAAGGAGCTTTTGATAGAACGCAACAGCCGTTGCCTGGAGGTATACCAAAACAACAAATTGTTGGTATGCAGCCATTACAAACTGGCACTATTGCGGAGATGGCTAAATCATTTGGTTTAGACCCAACCACGGGTGCAAGAACAGGCCCAGCGTCTTTTGATCCTGCTTTTAAAGAAGCTCTAGACACAGTTAGAGCTGGTGTACAAACCACCACAATGGGCATACCATCATTACAAGCAGCACAAGCTCAGTTTGATCCAAGCACAAGTAATTATCAACAGTTTAAAGACCAGTATCAACAAGATGTTACAAATGAAGCATTAAAACAAATGGATGAGCAAGCAGCTATCGCTCAACAAAATTTAGCTACGCAAGCGCAAAAAGCTGGTGCTTTTGGTGGATCTAGAATGGCTGTACAAGAAGCGGAGCTAGCTAAAAATTTACAAGACATTAAATCAAGAAGAATATTTCAAGACTTGTCACAAAACTTCCAACAAGCACAAGCAAAAGCAATGAACACGTTTGAATCAGCAGCGCAGAGAAGATTAAAAGCTGCACCACAATTTGCAAATGTAGGACGTTTTCAGGCAGGTATTGGTGCTCAAGGAGCAGGACTTGGTGCTCAACAGTTTGGTTTAGAGCAAAGAGGCTTAGGAGCATTATTTGGCATCGGTCAACAGCAACAAGCATTAAAACAAGCTGAAGCTGCTGAACAATTTAGACAAGACCAAGAAACGCAACAAGAGGGTTTAAAACGATTAGGATTCTTTAGTGATATACTAAGAGGTGTTCCTTCATCTGGTCAAGCAATAACAATGCAACAGCCTACGTTTACTAATCCATTACTTGGTGCATTAGGTCTTGGTTTAGGGACATTTAATTTATTCGGAGGAGACAATAGCGGTGCAGGCTTTAATCTAATTAATTAATGGTAACAAATTACGAAACAATTTACGGAGATCCAATAGATCTAGATGAAGAACAAAATGTTCCAGCAGGAGCAGCTTTTCCCTCACAATTAACTTTTGGTATACCAAAAAAACCAGTGCAGGTGCCTGTAAACGCAATGGATTACTATTTACCATTTTTGTTAGATAATGAATCATACCTTAAAGATTTTGCCACACCTGGATTAACAGATGAACAAATAGATGAGCTATACAAACCTGCTGATTTTAAAAGTGAAAGAAGAGGAGCACTAGCTAAATTTGGTTTTGGACTATTAAGACCAACACCGATGGGTCGTATTGGCGATACATTGGCAGCTTCTGGTGCACAGCTATCTGCAGACATGAGTGCAATAAACACAGCACAGAAACAAAATGCACAGCAAATGGCTCAAGCAAAAGTTACTGCTAAGTTGCAACGTGACGCTCAAGCGATTATGGATAGAAAATTTATCTTTGATTCTAACAGATCTTTGTTCATGGATATTGCAAACAAGAATTACATGGCTGATTTAAAAGCCAATGAGAATGAAATGGAAGTTTACAATCAAATGATGAAAACTGCTAAATCTAAATTTTTGGATCATGGTTTAGAGGTAACAACGCCAAAACAAATAACAGTAGCAAGAGTGCAAGAGGATGGAAGTTTAGGTAATGTTTTTACAGCATTCACTGTTCAACAAGATTTAGGTGACGGAAGGTTTTCTGCACCACAATTTTATAGATCTACTAACGAGATAGGATCAGACGGCATGCCAATTATGGAGCTAATTACAGATCCAGCTAATATTGTAGAAGTTCCTGTGAGCATGACTGGTAGTAAATCAGATTTTGGTAGCTCAAGTGGTATGACCACGTTTAGAGATATTCTATCCAGCATACAAACAACTGACAGAGCTTTGTTAACACTTGATGAGCTAGAACAATCTTTTAGAGAAGATCCATCTCGTGCTGGTTTCGTGGCTGGTATTAGAGGTAGATTTCAAACATATGCACAAATATTTAGTGATTTGTATAACTCACAGTTTAATGAATTCTTTTCCGATAATGACCTTGTACAGTTTAATAATCAAGAAAATTTAAAATATGAAACAGGTCAGTTTAAAGGTGAAAAGATGGACAAGTTTCAAAACTTAGCGACGTCAATAAATTTATATCTACAAGATCCTCAAACACAAGAAGATATTGCAAATGGAGTTATTAGTGAAAACGATTTAAAAGCTTTGCAGTCTGCAAATACTGTTTTTGGACAGCTAGCAGCTCAGGGTTACGCACAAATGAAAATAGAAGCAAGGGGCGGTAACAATTTATTTGGTGATCCTTTGTTTGAAGGAACAAATGGTAGAAGTGCAGAACAAGAGAAAAACTTAATTTTTAAAAAATTAAGATTGTTTGATACAGAACTTCCTGCAAACCAAGTTAGAGCAAATGCAATTATATACGCAATAGCAAGGGCTCGTAAGTCATCTGGTAGATTAAACTTAGATGATATTGAACGTGCAGCAAAAGACTTAAACATATACGGTGATTCATCTGCTGACGTTATTTCAAAGATTGGTGTGCTAAGAACACAATTAATTAGAAGTAGAAATGATAACCTAGGCATGATTCAATTAATGTATGGATCTGGTAAAGATAATTTTTATGATAAACTATTAGAACAAGGTTATGCTACTTATGACAGAGGAAAAACTTTAGGATACGTTACTGATCCTAAATCTGATTACTACATACCTGGTGAGGCTACAGCTCCAGGAGCAGTAACATTTGATTATAGTATTGGAGTAAACTAATGCCTGCTGTAGTTTTTGAATATGATCTATCACAGCACGGTATAGATAAAAAAGTAAGGTTGCAAGTTCCTGACATGATTAATGGTCAAGGAACAGATGGTTTTCCAAGAAATGAAGAAGAACAAAGAGCATTACAACAAATTATTTTAACAGAGCTACAAAAAACTCAAGGTGATACCATAGCTGGTGCTGTTGAATTAGGTAATGCAAGAAATGAACTTATTAATGATCCAATTGGTACAATGATAAAAAATAAAGCAAAGAATGCATATGATAGTTCTGCTGGACCAGGTATTAACATAGGAACTACACTAGGTGAAATTACTGAGATTTTCCCAGGCGGTAAATCACCTGAACCAGGTAAAATGATTGAAGGTATAATTAATTCTGGAGCTGCTTTATTATCAGGAGCTGGTGAACCTAAACAAGTTATATCAGACATTGGTGTAATCGGAACGGATATGGCTATTGCTGCAAATTTAATTGAAGGTTTGCCAAATGGTAAATTTAATTTAAGAAACGCTATATTTGCAAAATTAAGACAAAACCCTGCTTTAGGTTTCGCTACATTGGTTGGAGCAAACGTAGCTGCTAAAGGCAGTGGTAATGCGGTTTATGATTTAATTAATGATGCTACCAGAACAATAATGCAACTGCCAGATCCAGAAGCTGCTTATCAAAATGACGAAGCAATGAGAAACTTGATGGACATGAGAGCAGAGCTTGTATGGTCTGGTGGAGCGATGGGTCTTCAACATGTATGGCCTTTTGTAAAACCTTTTTTAGGAAAAAATATTTTTGGTGTGACTGATGATATAAAAATACAAACAGGCACCAGAATAGATGAAGCGGGCAATACCGTTCCTGTAAATGAAAACATGTTACAGCTAGCTAAAAAGTATGGAATACCAATGAACGTATTCTCAACGTCAGAAGCTAGTTTTGTTAAAGGTGCAGGTTCTGTCATTGGTTTGTTCCCTTTTGTTGCAACAAAAGCAAGACAAGCACAAAATGCACAGCAACTAGCAATCGCTGATAATATAAATAGAACATTAAATAATTTATCACCTATTGGTTTGTTTTCTGATTCTGCTGTACTTGCAAACAAAAGCTTTAAAACAATGATTAAAAATTTTACTAGCACTAAAACTCTTTTGTACAATCGTGCTATGGATATCGGTGATAAGATAGGTGACAAGTTTATACCCGTGCAAAAATTAAGAGACGTAGCACAAAATTTAGAATTAGAATATTATGGTGGTAAAAGACCAGCAAGAGGTGAAGGTCAATTAAGATTAAATCAACCTGACTACTCAAGACCACAAACAGTTGATGAATTGTTACAAGGATTTACTGGTAAAAACGATGAGTTTATTGATGCGTTAATAGACCTGCAGTATTTAGCTGATGATTACATTACTGGTCGTGAGTTTAAAAAATTACAAACTCAATTAAACAATCTAAAAAAAGTAGCAGCGGGTGATCCTAAACTGGGCACTGAGCTTGGCGGTGTAGACAATTTTACACGAGCAATGATTGAAATGTTAAATGACTTTGATAATTTTAGGAAGTTTGATGATGCAGGTAAAAATGCATTAGTTTCAGAGTTTGCTGGGTCTATGGGTATAGCTAATGAATTTTTCTTTAACAACGTAAACTTTACAAAAGGTAGAGTAGCACAAATATTAGGTTTAGCAGATAAAAACATTGCAAAAATTACTGATGATGTTGATCCAACTCAACTAACTGGCGAACAAGTCTTAAAAATATTATTAAACGATGAAACATTGTATTCTCCAGCAGCAATTAAAGAAATGCAAGCTGTTATGAAGCCTGTAAAATTACCTAATGGTCAGATTGTAGATCCAGTTAAAGCTGTAGCTAGATCATTTATTGATGAGGGTTTACGTAACTCAACAAAATACATTCAAGCTAATGTTAATATAACTGGTGAAGCTGGTTTAATTAGTAGAGGAACAGCATTCTTAACTGGTAAAGAACCTGTAAGTAAAACTTTCAGTGCTAATTTTTCAATACCAATTATAGACACCGTACAATTACGTAGTGTTTTTGGTCTAGACAATCCTAACAAAAGACAATCAATGGAACTAATATTTGGTAAAGAGCAATACAAACAAATAGAAGATGTCATGGCGTTAGCTGATCAAGTTCAACAAACAAGTTTTGGTGATGTATCTGCCTTTGTAAAACGTCGTGGTTTCTTAGGTGGTGTTAATGCAATAACTAATTTAGCATTTGCTGGTTTTGTAGCCAACAATCCTTTTGGTAATATTGGTTTAGTTTTAGCGGCAAGATATGGTATGAGTAAAATGGCTGATCCAAAATTCATGGAGGGTTTGACAAAAGTATTAAATCCAGAATTAAGTGATCTTGCTAGAAGACAAGCATTAATAAATACGGTGGCATTGGCTCCAGAGTTAGCTTTAGGTATGAAAGAAAGCAGAGAGGACGTGCCAGCAGAATTACAAAATTTAGATCCTGGTAATCCTTATGATGTTATGAAATATTTAATATTTATGGCTGATAATAACGTAACTTTCCCTGGTTCTGAAAGTATGCAGATAAAAGTTGCCCCGAATGGCTATGCATTAGATACGCAAATTGTAAAAGCCAACACTAAAAGTGAGTTTTCTCAAGACGCGCAATCAGTCATAAATGACATGCAACCAGTCAATCAACAAGAAAAACAAGTATCCAGCGCTCAAACAGATCCTTTTTTAATTGATGATTTTCAAAATCTTGTTAAACAATCAGGTGTAGGTATTGGCAATGTATCAGAGGCAGCCAGCAGACTATCTCAAGAACAAAGAGTAGCTCTAGCTCGTGGTGATCTAGATGAAGCCATAGCTTTGGGGAATAGAAGAGTATGATAAACAGATCGCAAATAGAAAAAATGCTTATGGCTAATGGTGGTATTATGGGAGAGCCTGTGTTGACTGCAAGTCTAGGATCATATGCAGGATCAACAGGTGCAAAATCAACAGGTGGTGGTCGTGGAGGTCCAGCGGGCATGACGACAACAGAGAGAAAAAGACAGGCACCTGTTGTCAAAGCAAATACAGCAGACAGACAGCTTAATAATTTAGTCATCAAATCAAGAAACGATGAAAGATATAGAAATGAACAAGGTGCAGGTATGAATTATAACACTGCTTATGATTTAGCTCCAGCATCCGCAAAGAAGTTTGTAGATGAACAAATGAAAAAAACTGGTGGAAGATTAAATGAAGCTGCAAAAGCTAGATTAAATTCTTATTTAACTAATAGAACACAATATCAATTAGATCTAGATAAATTTAGAAAAGCTAGTCCAGAGAATGAAGCAGCCTATGTTAGAAGATTTCCAAAGACAGCTGCCTTTGAAAAAATGTTAAGAAAAGGTGCAGAAGGATTGATTGGCACGCCTGGTAGAATAATTAAAAATTTAGCAGATAATTATCTTGATGGCGTAAAAAACATGGTAGAAAAAATTAGTGGTGTTGATGCTAAGAATGTTGAAATAGCAAAAGATAAAGACACTGACATAGATACTATAGTTAACAACTTACAAAGAAATATCAAAGAAGAGAGAGATGATGGCAAAGCTAGAGGCATGACTGAAGCAGACCTCACTGCTATGTACGGCGATCCAATAGATATAACAACTGGAGACGATATATTTGGTGCTGAATTAATAGGTATGGATGAATTAGAGGAAGATTCACCTTTAAGACAAGATGATGTTGCACCAGATCCTTTTCCAAGAGCTGACGTGACTGGTAGAGCAGAGGATGTTGCACCAGACCCTTTCCCAAGAGCTGACGTAACTGGTAGAGAAGAAGATGTTGCACCAGGATTTGATCTTACAGCACCTGATAATTTAGTAGATTTATCTGGCACTAGCGGTAGATTAGAAGAACCAAATGCCATCGATCCTCAACAAGAACTAGAAGACAGAGGCAAACTTGTAAACACAGGAGATTTTGTTTTTCCTGGAAGACTACCAACAGATCAATTCCCTGTTAATTTTGAAGGTAGCTTTTTTGGTGGTGGTGATGACAGATCTACATATGATGACTTTCAAGATCCAGAAACATTTGGACCAGGACGTGCACCTACTTTTTTAGAGAGACCTTTTGAGTTTTTGCCATTTTATGAAAGTTTAGGAGACTTAGATTTTTCACCCGCACCCGATAGTAAAATTAGAGACCCAGAAACTTTTAACACTAGAGCTGATGGTGGAGAAATATTTGGTAATCAAAACATGTCTACATTTGATAAATTAAAAGCCATCGCTGATGGTATTGCGGATAACAAATGATTGAAATAAATTTTAAAAACGCCGTTTGGTTCGGTATAATTCTCGTGTCCGCAGGTATATCCTACGGTATGGTTTCCCAGAAACTAGAGGCTCTAGAATCGAAGCAACTATTAATAGAAAAGGCAATAATGCAAGACATACCAGAAATAAAAGAACGAGTAATACGACTCGAAATATTGTTGGAAGAAGCATTAAGCAAATAAAATTTTCTTTGGGTCTTCACCCATAACTTGACTAGCTAAATCTATCTTATTATTCAATGAGTTAACAATCTTTTCATCGATTGTACCTTCAGTCATTAGATCAACATATGTAACTTTATCTTTTTGCCCTATCCTGTGTGCACGGTCCTCGGACTGCATGCGAACCTCTAAGCTGTAATCGTTAGAATAATACACAACAGTGTGACTGCAAGTAAGAGTAAGGCCATAACCCCCTGTCTTTGGGTTTCCGATAAAAAATCTAAGGTCACTGTCACTATCCATAAAACTGTCAACAATAGACTGCCGTATAGAATCCTTAGTATCCCCATAATAACTTGCCACAGTCTCTTTACCATACTCATTTGCTATCTCCTTTTCTATCGTTTGTATGTCATGACGGAACACGGCCCATATAATAACTTTGCCATCTGTCTCCTGTAACACTTGTAGTAATTCTTTAATCCTATTATTTTTTAATGTTCTAACTTGACCATCATCTGTTTTTACATGACCACAAACTATCTGATGTAGTCTTGTCATCTGTGTCAATACAGAGGCAGCAGTCATAGGATTGTCCTCAAAGAAAGTCATAGCTTGTTTTTTCATTTCTACGTACGCTTTCAATTGTTCTGGTGTCATAGACACAACTCTTTTTGTGTAAACTTTGTCTGGTAAATCTAAGCAATCTTCTTTTAATATTCTTGTAGAAAATTCTCGTAATATAGCTGTTAATTCATCTAGTCTTTGATAGCCCATAACATGTTGAAAAGAATGTGATCCTACATTTCTTTGTTGTATTACGGCATACCTAGCACGAAACGCGTAGAAATTAGATTGCTCCAACAACCACGGCCCAAGGAACTCTACCTGTGAAAACAAATCTAATGGAGACTTTGTTACAGGAGATCCTGTCATAATACGTCTATACTTTGCAAGATTAGATATCTTCATAATATTTTTCGTTCTTCTTGCTGCATGATTTTTTATTGTGGTTGACTCGTCAACGACCATAAAACACGAACCACTAAAAATAAAACTACGTGCAAAGTCAACACCTCGTGATGTGGACAACGCTTCAATATTCATAATGAGTATGCTTAAGTCATCACTCATCACGGACAACTGCTCAAGCTCATCCTTTTCTTTTTTCTTAGGTGATGATGACCAAACTGCTACACGATAATTAACATGATCTGCCATGTGAACAGATAATTCTCTACGCCAGTTTCGTTTTATTCCGTTAGGTGCAATTACTAACGCGCGATCTATCTTGCCTTTATCATACAAGATTGCAATATTATCTATGCAAACCTTGGTTTTTCCAGTGCCCATTTCCATAAACCAGGCCCATACTTGTCTGTTCCAACTTTCTTCAAGCGCTTTCAATTGATGCTTGAACGGTTTTGTTTTAAATCTATAATCCATACTAACTTTCTAAAAATAATATATAAAGGTTGCAAAGATAAAATACAAGTGTAAAGGAGAACACAGAAAGTATGACAGATAAAATAGTATATTTAGTACAAGAAAACCCTTACATTAGTGTTTTAGCAGCTGAAGAATATGGTAAGATTGTTACGCTTTTTGAAAGCGGATCACAAATTATGTTTAGTCCACAGCCAGCAATTAGAAAACTTAAAAGAAAATTAAAAGACTTTAACGATAATGATCACCTATTAATGATGGGCGATCCTGCAGCCATGGGCATAGCTTGTTGTGTAGCAGCAGAGATGAACAGAGGAAAATTTAAAATTTTAAAGTGGGACAAATTGCAAAAAAGATATTATTCTGTTAGTGTCAATTTAAATGAGAAAGGCGAAATAGATGAGCAAGATAAACTTTGAAGAGGACGTAGTAAATATAGATCAAGATAGTTTAGAATCTGTATCAGAGTTATTACGTCAACAATTACAAATGGAAGCTGAAATAGAATTAGATGAATTAGCTTTAAAAAATTTAAAAGAAAAACATAGAAAGTTATCAGAAGAAATAATACCATCAAAGATGACAGAGCTAGGTATGACATCTACTACGATGTTAGATGGATCTAAAGTTGATGTTGTTGAAAACATTTATGTCTCAATACCAAAAGATCCAGACAAATCTGCAGCATGTTATAAATGGTTAGAAGATAATGGTTTAGGTGACATTATAAAAAATAATGTTGGAATGAGTTTCGGTAAGGGTGAAAACGAAGATGCTAAAAAGTTAGAACAAACTATCAAAGATCTCGGATTCATACCTGAAGTAAAAGTTTCAGTGCACCCGTCAACACTGAAGGCAACTGTTAAGCAGTTGGTTAAGGACGGAAGATCTGTCCCAGACAATTTTTTTAATTTGTTTATCGGACAGAAGACTAAAATAACCAAGAAAAAATAAGGAGTATTTATGGCAAATGCAGTAAAGAAAAAAGAAGAATCAAACGTGGTGGCTTTCGATCCGTCAATGTTTGAAGCAGATGCAAGCGACGGCATCGGACAACTAAGTCAGGAAGACTTAGCGATACCTTT